CTCGTATAATGAAGATAAACTCTCTGCAAAGCAGATTGAGTCGCATATTCTAGAGTATCCCGGTAAGATGGGTTGGTTCTTATCTAAGGGGTATGCGCCGCATTATTATCAAACCTTGTTTCATACTGATACGCATGGTAAGAATCTTACTCGTTTTCGTCATTTGGTGGCTGGGCGGCGCGGTGGAAAGACCCTTTCCGCCGCTTGGGAAGTATTATTCTACTGTTTGCATCCACACCAATTCCATTTGGATGCTCATAATCGTAAAAGTGAGGCTCCTTTATGGGTTTGGGCACTCTCTGCCTCGTATAAAGTGGGGCGACCATCGTATCTTACCTTCCGAGAAGTATGTATTAAGGCTGGTTTGACAATTGGTAAGGAAGTAAAAGAGAATAAGGGTGGTCTTCGCTTTGAATTTGAGAATGGGTGTCTTGTAGAATTCAAATCTGCCGAAGATCCACAGTCTCTTCGTGGTGCTGGTTTGGATATTCTCTGGATGGATGAGGCCGCGTTTATTAAAACGGATGAGGCTTGGGGCGTAATCCGGCCATCCCTCTCAGATAAGCAAGGATTACTCATCACAACCACCACACCAAACCAGAAAAACTGGTTTTATGAAGAGTTTTTTAGTGCTGATGCTCGCAAAGACAAGAATAATAGTCGCGTAGAGTATCGAAGCATTGATAATCCTTACTTCCGTCGAGAAGAGTGGGAGTATGTGCAGTCCAGATATCATCCGCTGCTTTTCGCACAAGAGTATATGGCGAGTTTTGACAGTATGGCAGGCAAAGACCTAGCCGGAGACTGGCTGCACTATTATACAAACGAAGATATGCTAGATGAAGAGGGAAAACCGTTAAAACTGCGTAAATACATGGGAGTGGACCCAGCGATTAGCCTATCCGCCAATGCGGACAGGTTCGTAATCACTATTATTGGGGTAGCCGACTCTAACGAGGTGTTTCTACTAGAGCAGTATGCGGCGCGAATCCCCTTCGCAGAACAACTTATCAAAATCGAAGAGTATTATATTAAGTATAAGCCTGAGATTATTGGTATTGAGTCTAATGCTTATCAGGCGGCTTTGGTGCAGCAGACTGAAAGGCTGCAAACAATGCCGCCAGTTGTTCCTATGTTTGCTAAGGGTAAGAAGTGGGAGCGTATTCTTGCTATGAGTCCCTTGTTTAGGATTGGTAAGGTGCGTATTCGTAAGGATCATGCTGATTTTATTCAGGAGTGGGTTGATTATGATTCTTCGTTGCGGACGCCTAGGGATGACTGTTTGGATAGTATGGAGATTACGTTGCGTACGGCGGGTGCGTTGTTGGGAGAGTTTATGCCTCCTGCGCCTGCGGTATCTGGGGATATGCCAGATTGGGTTTTGGCTGATTTGCCTTCTAATCGGAAGGAAGACCGTTTTGTTGACGAGATGATGGGGAGTATGTGGTAATGCCTTTTATTGATGCTAATAGTAATCTTGGTGATGCGGTTACTGGGGAGCGCGTGTTTCCGGGTGAGCGCGTGTTTGATACTGGTTTAAAGAATAATAAGACGCCGTGGCTTACTCGTGGTAAGACTCGTGTTGTTAAGGAGGATACGATTGTTTGGCTGGCTGAGCAAGCGGGATACGATGTTGTTAAGCGTAATGCAGGAGATTCTAGAGGTGCAGAGAGCGTGGACGCAGCAGATGTTGGATTTGGAGACAGAGAGGTTGAGGTTGGAGCGGTTAAGGCTGGAGGGCGCAAAGCCGCTAAGCGACGTTCCGATGGGCCAGTTGAGGGTGAGTGAAGATGAGCAGGACGCTGATTGGGCGTTAAAGCAGGGCGTTATTACTCCTGAGGAGTATAATGATTTGCTTTCTAAGGCTGGGCTTGCTCCTACTGATATTGAATTTCTGTAAGGAGGCTTGTGTTGGACGAGACTACCGATAATTATAGTGATGAGGTTCCTACTGGTTTTGCTTCGGCGGCTAGTCTCGTTAAGCGCGTAGACGAGTTGGAGCGGCAGCGAGAGTTGCTTGCGCGTCAATGGAAGTTGAATCTTGCGTTTTATAAGGGTAAGCAGTATGTGTTTTATAATCGTAGAAGTCGGCGGATTGAGTCGCTTCCTACGGATGATGGGGATAAGCCCCGGTATCGTGTGCGGTTAGTGTCAAACCAGATTGCGCCTAATACTCAATCGCTTCTTAGTCGTCTTGTAAAGTCTAAGCCTCAGTTTTTTGCTACTCCGGGCCAGTCCTCGTTTGAGGCGCAGAAGGCGACAGAGGTTGCTGAGAATCTTCTTGATTATTGGTGGGACCAGTTTAGTCTTACTGAGAAGCGTGAAGAGGCTATGATGTGGTCGATTATTTGTGGTAATGGGTTTTGGAAGATTACGTGGGATGATCAGGCTGGTGAGGGTATGGAAGTTATGGTTAATCCTATTGATGGTGAGCCTATTATTGATCCTATGGTGAAGCATTTTTTTGAAAAGAATCTTGACGAGTTGGGTATTGATTCTGATGAGTTTGAGCGGCGTATTTATCAGGGTGAGATTCGTGTTGATGTTATGTCGCCATTTGATGTGTTGTTGGATGATTCTGCTTCGGTGTTTGAGGATTGTAAGTATGCGTTTTGTATTCATCCTATGAGTAGTGATGAGATTTTTGAGCGTTATGGTGTTCGTTTGAAGCCTAATGCTGTTAATAGGTATCCTGATGAGACTCTTCCGGGTATGTTTGGTAATTTGGATGCGAAGACGCAGGAGAATGTGCGTGTTGTGTATTATGGGTATTTTCTTCCGGGGCCGAAGTATCCTGATGGGCGTTTTGTGGTGTTTACGAAGTCGCCTAATGTGGTGTTGTATGATGCTCCTTGGCCTTATCCGTTTAAGCAGTTGCCGCTTGTGAAGTTTCCGGGTCTTAGGATTCCGGGACAATTGTGGGATACGAGCGTAGTTGAGCAGGCGATTCCTTTGCAGAAGGAGTTGAATCGTACGTTGTCGCAGATGATTGAGTATAAGAATTTGACGTTGAAGCCGCAGATGTTGGCTCCGGTGGGTTCTTTGCGTCAGCGTATTACGGATGAGCCGGGGGCTATTTTTGAGTATAATCCGGTTGCTGGTAAGGTGCCAGAGTCTATTCCGATTCCTTCGTTGCCGCCTTATGTATTTGAGCATTTGCAGGATCTTGGTACTCGTATTAAGGATGTTTTTGGTTTGAATGAGATTGTGGAGGGTAGTGTTCCTCCTAATGTTGAGGCTGGTGTGGCGATTGATTTGTTGCAAGAGGCTGCTACGGATAGGCTTGCGCCTCAGATTATGCTTATGGAGAAGGCGTTGGAGCGTTGTGGTAATCTTATGTTGCAGTTGGCTCAAGAGTATTATCAGGAGCCTCGTACGATGATTATTATGGGTTCTGGTTCTAAGCCTAAGGTTGAGAAGTTTGAGGATGCGGATATGATTGCTGGTGTGACTGTTAAGGTTGAGGCTGGTAGTGGTTTGCCGCGTACTCGTGCTGGTCGTCAGGCTCGTGTTATGCAATTATTGCAAATGGGTTTGTTGTCTCCTACGAAGGCGTATAAGTATCTTGATATGGCTGATTTTAAGTCGTTGCAGATGCAGTTTGAGGCTGATGAGGAGCAGGCTATGCGTGAGCATGATAAGTTGATGGATGGTAATGTTGTTAATGAGCAGGCGGCTATGCAGGCTCAGGAGCAACTTATGATGAGTATGCTTGAGGGTGGCGCGGTTGATCCGATGCTATTGCAGCAGAGTGTTGAGGCTGGGTTGCAACCGCTGGCGTATGAGAATAAGGCCGCGCATTTGGAGACTCATGCTAATTATATGAAGTCTCAAGAGTTTGAGTCGCTTCCTATGGAGATTAAGAAGCAGTTTTATCGTCATTATGAGTTGACGATGCAGGCTATTAAGACTGAGGCTTCTCCGACTGGTGAGGCTCCGCGTGTGTCGCTGCAACTTCGTGGTGCGGTTGGTCCTACGGCGGGTAGTGAGATTCTTACGAATGCTGGTATTAAGAATGTGTCTCCGCAGACGCTTCTTGAGCCTCCGCTTGATACGGTGGTTATTGATAATAAGGATAAGCCTAATGCTGAGACTGGTACGGCTGGGGCTATGGACCAGTTCCAGTTGGACTTGTTGCAGAAGTTGCAGGCTAGTCAGGCGGCTGCTGATCAGAAGGTTCAGAATGAGCAGATGATTAAGGCGGCTCGTGGTGAGTAATCGTACTGAGTGGGATGATGGGGCTAAGGCTGCAACGTATGTTCAATGGATTGCTTGTGATAAGCGTATTCGTGAAACGAGTCGTGTGACGGGTGTTCCTCATGCTACTGTGGCTTATTGGGCTAAGCAATGGGAGAAAGATGGTCCTCCTGAGCATTTAGATGGTGAGATTCGGAAGAATGCTTACGAGTTTGTAGATCATGCTAATCGTGTGCGTAAGCAGGCTATGGAAAAGTTGGAAGAGTTGATTCCTGATGCTGAGGTAAAACAATTGTCGGCTATTGCGACTGTTGTGGGTATTATGGATGATAAGATTCGGCTTGCTCATGGGCTTGCTACGAGGCGTACTGAGACTGTTCATACTCTTCCTACGCGGGAAGAGATGAAGGAGTTGATGAGTGGTTTTGCTGATAGTCTTGTGAGTGTTGCGGAGGATCGCGCATCGGAGACTGTTAGTATTGAGGCGGAGAGTGTTATTGTGAATGTTTAACGACCAACCGGAATAAGCCGGAGTCGTTGTATTATGGAGGGTACCATGAGTGATGGTATTGATATGGAAGGCGCTATTGAGGCGCTTTCGGCTGGGTTGCCTGACGAGTTGGACGGCGGCTTAGTGGAGGCTGGGACAGAACTAATGCTGGAGGACAATCAGGTTGAGCCTGAATCCTTTACTGGTTTTGATCCTAGTGTTCTTCCTGAGGATATGCAACAAGTATATAAGTCTATGCAGGCAGATTATACTCGTAAAACTCAGGAGATCGCAGAGTTGCGACGCAGTTATGAGTCGTTCTCTGATGCGGGAGTGGATCCTGATGTTGCTTTGCAAGCAATCGGATTCTTACAGCAGTTGGATAATGATCCTCAGTTTGCTTTAGAGGTTGCTGAGACTATCCGGCAGAATGTAGGAGCACCCAATGTAGCACAAACGGCTAATGTTCCGACTCCAGATGTTAATAATAGTTACGATGGTCTTCCGCCGTCTCTTGCACAAGAGTTGGAGGAAATGAGGGCGTTTCGTCAGGATATGATGGAGATGCAGGCTCAACAGGAAACTATGGCTGAGTTAGAGGCTATGGAGAATACGATTCGTGTTTCTAATCCTGATTATTCT